AAGTCAATTGCTAATGCTTACCGACTTAAAACCAATCTTTCAGAAGAAGAGTTGCTTGATTTGATGAATAGTGAAAAATGGCTAAACGCTCAAGAGGCTAAGTCAAAAGGTTTTGTCGATCAGATTATGTTTGACGAAGGCAATAAATTAGCTGCTAGTTTTAATGCTAATGATGAAGTTATGCTGCCTCCTAAAGTAGTGAATAAGCTGAGAGATTTGCTCAAAGATAAAGATTTAGAAGAAGAAACCAAAGAAAAGACTGATAATAAAGATAAAAGCATTTATAAAGCTAAATTAAATTTATTAAAACTCAAAAGGAGTGGTGTTGAATGTTAACTAAAGAAGTTTACATTGAAAAAAGAAACAATTTGTTATCCGAAGCTGAAGAAATGATAGAAAACGATGATATTGAAGGCTATGAGGCCAAAGAAAATGAGATTAAAGAGCTTGACGAAAAGTTCGAAAAAGTTGCTAAAGCTCAGGCTAATATGAATGCTCTTAAAGATAAAGAGCCTAAGAAGAATAACTTTATTGTTGATGACAAAATCGATAACAAAGGAGATGAAGATTTGAAGAACGATGACAAGTTTGCTTCTGTTGAATACAGAAAAGCTTTTATGAATTTCGCTAAGACTGGAAGCATGGAAGAAATTCCTGAAAAATTTCAAAATGTGGATCAAGTAACTACTACCTCTGATGCTGGTGCTGTAATTCCTACCACTATCATGGAAGAAGTTATTGACAAAATGGAAGAATACGGCCAGATTTTCAGCCGTGTAAGAAAAACTAATATTAAAGGTGGAGTACAAGTACCAATAAATTCACTGAAGCCAACTGCTCAGTGGATTGGAGAAGAAACAACTTCTGATAGACAAAAAGCTGATATGAGCGACAAGATCACATTTACTTACTTTGGCCTTGAATGCCGCATTTCAGTTTCTCTACTTGCTGATGTTACTACCTTAAGTGTATTTGAAAACACACTTACTGAGCTTATCGTTGAAGCTATGATTAAAGCGATGGATAAAGCTATTATCAGTGGTTCTGGGGCAGGCCAACCTCTTGGAATTACTCAAGATGATAGAGTTCCTACAGAAAATGAAATTACACTATCATCTACAGATTTTGCCGAGTGGGAAGGTTGGAAAAAGAAAGTATTTGCTAAAATTCCTCTTGCTTATCGTGCGGGCGGTTCATTCATTATGGCAGCTGGAACATTTGAAGGTTATATTGACGGAATGACAGATGCTAACGGCCAACCAATTGGAAGAACTAATTATGGAATAACAAACGGCGTTCAAGAAAGATTTGGAGGCCGCGAAGTGTTGCTTGTGGAAGATGATGTTATTTCTCCATATGAAGCTGCTGCTACAGGCGATGTTGTTGCTGTATTCTGCAAACTATCAGATTACACAATTAACTCTAATATGCAAATGACTATGTATCGCTGGACCGATCACGATAATAACGAAAAAGTTGACAAAGCGCTATTAATTGCTGACGGAAAGATTCTTGATCCCAATGGAGTAATCATTGTTAAGAAAGGCGCGTAAGTAAATATTTAAAAGGGCTGGCAAATGCTAGCCCTTTCCTAATTAAGGAGGTTAAATTATATGAATAGTTATAAACATAATTTAGGTCAAAAATTAACAAGCGATGCAGGTTCTCTTAGTGTGGACCGCGGATTCGTTGCTCATTATGATTTAGGCCCAGTTGAAGCTCAAGATATTGCGGGCGTTTTAGGAGCTACCGCATTAACTGCTGAAACTCAAACAATTACAGAAGGAATCACCGACCCTGATGTTCCTAGAAATTTAAAAATTAAAGCTAATGCAGCAAGTGTTGCCGGCAACATTGTGGTTAATGGAACAGACATTGATGATAATGCAATTAGCGAAACTATTTCGCTTAATGGGGATACAGAAGTTCAGGGAAATAAAGCCTTTAAAACAGTTACAAGCATTGAGTTGCCTGTTGAAACAAATGCTGGCGCTGATGAGATTCAAGTAGGTGTAGCAAATAAGTTAGGATTATCTTACAAACTCGAAAGAGACACAGTATTGAAAGCTTACAGAAATGATGTATTAGAAACAGTTCATCCAACTGTTGCTGTTGATTCTGCTAATATCGCAAACAATACAGCACTATTAGACAGCGCGATGAACGGCACTAATGTTAATATTTATCTGATTGTATAGGGGGCGATTAAATGGCTCTCTTAGATGATGTTAAGACTTCATTAAGAATCAGCTCAACAAATAACGCTTTTAATGATGAAGTAACTGGATTAATCGAATCATGTAAGCTTGATCTCAATACTGCTGGAATAAAAGTTATTGATGAAACAGATGCACTTACAAAGCATGCGATTATTCTTTATGCTAAAGGTCATTTTGGTTATGACAATGATGAAGCCGAAAGATTTCTAGAAGTTTATGAAAATCTCAAAAATAAAATGTCAATGCTATCAGAGTATAATACGGCGGTGGAATAAATGAGATATAACAAAGTTATTAAACTTATTTCATCGACAATCACTCAAGATGACTGGGGAAATGAAGTTGAAGAGCGGACCGAGCGAGAAGTTTTCGCTAATGAAAATTCAATTGGATCATCAGAATATTATAATGCTGCCAGTCAGGGATTAAGGCCAGAAGTTAAGTTTGAGATTCGCTCAATAGAATATACAGGCGAAAAAGAAATTAAATTCGACGGCGACATCTATAATATTATTCAAAGTCAATCACTGGGAGCTAAAACTATTCTTACTTGCGAGAAGGTGAATAGCGATGTCTAACTCAATCAACATCGAACAACTTGCAGACGAGATAGTTAATTCGGTCCAGGACTACACCGAAGATGTGCAAAAGGAGATTGAAAAAGAAACTAGATCATTTGCTAAAAAGATTAAAAACGAGATTAAAGAAAAATCTCCTGAGTTAACTGGAGATTATAAAGACGGCTGGTCCTATACAACCAGCAAAAAACATGGCCGGATAGCGATCACAGTTTACAACAAAACCGATTATCAACTTACGCATTTGCTCGAAAAAGGGCATGCTATCGCTGGAGGTACTGGAAGAGTTCCGGCCTATCCGCACATCGGGCCAGTTGAGAAAAAATATATTCCGCAGTATGAAAATAGAATCAATGAAATATTAGAGAATGGCGGGTGATTAAATGGATAAAATAATTAAATCAAAAGACGGCAAGTATATATTTAGATGCCCTGGTTGCGGGGGCATACATTCTATAAATAAAAAAATATGGGATTTCAATGATAATTTAGAAAGCCCAACAATTAAACCAAGTATATTAAGCAAGTTTACTCCGCAAGCTAAAGGCATGGATAAAAAGATTTGCCATTCATTTGTCACTAATGGAAAGATAAAATTTCTCAATGACTCTACTCATAATTTGGCAGGAGAAACGATTGAGTTATTACCGGTCAATAATGATAATTACAATATGGAATTAGTCAAACAAATGCGTGGTGATTAAATGACTTATATAGAGCTATTAAACAGTTTAAAGATTCTTGGCTATCCTGTAGCATATGACACTTTTAACAGTCCGCAATCGCCGCCATTTATCACGATTCTATACACGAATAATAATGACTTAATGGCCGATAATATCAATTATGTAGATGTCAAGAATTTTCAAATTGAACTCTACACCGATAAATATTATCCGCCGACTGAAAAAGAAGTTGAAGATTTATTGAAAAGTATTGGACTTGCTTATGATAAATCGCAAGTTCCGATGCCTGATGAAGATTTGTATCAGACAGTTTATGACATTCAATTAATAGGAGGTTAAATAAATGAGTGCAAATAAAGTTAAATTTGGAATAGAAGATGCACATGTAGCTTTTTTTGATGCAACTACAGCTACAGAAGGCTCACCAGCTTGGGATGCTCCGCAAGCAGTTAATGGAGCGGTCAGCCTGACAATGAACCCAGAAGGTGACACAAATGATTTTTACGCCGACAATACAAAGTATTATACCAGTAACACCAATAATGGATATACAGGGACTCTCGAGGTGGCGAATGTTCCTGATGAAATTATTGCAGAAATGCTGGGGATGACAGTTGATACTAATGGTATGTTAGTGGAAAGTACAGAAGATAAGCAAAAAGAATTTGCTTTAATGGGAGAAATAAAAGGAGACGCGAAAGATAGAAGGTTTGTTTATTACAGATGTAAAGCAGCAAGACCTTCTCAGGATAGCACAACAACTGATACTGGCGAAATCCCAGACACAGATTCATTAGAGGTTACAGTGCTGCCAATTGAAAGCGGAGATAAGAAACTTGTTAAAGGTGTGTTAGAACTTAATGACACCAATCAAGGTGTATTTGACGCGTTCTTCAATGAAGTTATTTTACCTGATCATACAGTAGTTTAAGGATGTGTTAATTGA